TCAGATGATTAAGGGACACAGCCTAGCATATCCAAAACCACCCAAAGAAGAGCCTGACTGAGTTCTGACTATTGCAACTAGTTGATTTCTATAATATGAAAGACTGCATTCATTAACTGATGTTCTTGTCTGGAACGAACCAACAGAAAGTGTACTAACTATAGACCATGTTGTATTTTCGTTTAAATTTGTATCAGATGAAGAAATTATCTCTACACCAGTGCCATCAATTTTATATCTGGATGTTATAAAATTTCCAGATGGAGTTTGCAGTACATTACCCCATAAAAAAACGTTATGATCCGTGGTAAGTTCAGAACTTGATAAAAACTTACCAGTATTTGACAAATCAGGATATCCAATAATACCAGAAGTATATGTATCAGATGAAACATTATGAATCTGAAAAGAAATAATTAGTGTATTACCTGGGTTACTGACTGATAATGTAGGATCTTTAGGTGCATTGCCAGTATTATCAGTATATTCCCATATTATTTTACAAGCTCCATTGTTGAGTATTTCTGCTATGCACACACTGTGCATGCCTGTATAAGTATCAACATGCTCAGGTGATCTCCTGAAGCAAAATAAATTGCGGCCATTGTAGAACACGGAGTTACCAAATGCATCATAAGAAATAGATGGATCTTTAATTTCATCAATTATTTGGACCGATGTTTTTATAGATGATGCCACCCCTAGCGATAGATTTGGAAGTTCGTCATTATTGATAATTTCAATGCTTTCATTAATACAGTCAATCTCCGACTGAATCGATGCTCCTGAATATGTACCAATCAGGGAAGCTCCCGTGTTTAACGACAATCTTTTCTCAAGCTGATCCGGGTCGTACTTCAGCACATTCGGAAAATAAAACTGCTGCGCACCGTACGCATCATAAACAGCCATAGAATGGCCTTGCACGGTAACGAATTTGGCAATCTGTCCGTTATATACAGGGTAACCAGCAGCGTTAATGATGATTGGTTGTGAAACAGGAACGTAAGAGCCGTCTTCGTTCTCTAAATAAACCTGAATCTGGTTTTCAGGATTTACCGGATCCGTGTCAATTTTACCGATATAAATTTTGCCATTGGCAACCGCTTTAAAAGAACGAGCCATAGTGAAGAGTTGCGAAGGCATGCTTACCACAACATTTGCGGTGATATCTGACATTTCATTGCTCCAGACGAATGATATGATGCAACCATGATGTGATTGCATACTAGACTGGCCCCCTGAATCTCCAGACAACCAGTATCACTTAAATAAGTGATAGTCTTAATACTAGTTTTTAGACTAGTCATTGGAGTACAGATGATTGATGTCTTAGGGCCGGAGAAACGCAGACGGCGTACCACACAGGAAAAGATCGCAATTGTTCAGCAGAGCTTTGAACCGGGGATGACGGTCTCCCTCGTTGCCCGGCAACATGGTGTAGCAGCCAGCCAGTTATTTCTCTGGCGTAAGCAATACCAGGAAGGAAGTCTTACTGCTGTGGCCGCCGGAGAACAGGTTGTTCCTGCCTCTGAACTTGCTGCCGCCATGAAGCAGATTAAAGAACTCCAGCGCCTGCTCGGCAAGAAAACGATGGAAAATGAACTCCTCAAAGAAGCCGTTGAATATGGACGGGCAAAAAAGTGGATAGCGCACGCGCCCTTATTGCCCGGGGATGGGGAGTAAGCTTAGTCAGCCGTTGTCTCCGGGTGTCGCGTGCGCAGTTGCACGTCATTCTCAGACGAACCGATGACTGGATGGATGGCCGCCGCAGTCGTCACACTGATGATACGGATGTGCTTCTCCGTATACACCATGTTATCGGAGAGCTGCCCACGTATGGTTATCGTCGGGTATGGGCGCTGCTTCGCAGACAGGCAGAACTTGATGGTATGCCTGCGATCAATGCCAAACGTGTTTACCGGATCATGCGCCAGAATGCGCTGTTGCTTGAGCGAAAACCTGCTGTACCGCCATCGAAACGGGCACATACAGGCAGAGTGGCCGTGAAAGAAAGCAATCAGCGATGGTGCTCTGACGGGTTCGAGTTCTGCTGTGATAACGGAGAGAGACTGCGTGTCACGTTCGCGCTGGACTGCTGTGATCGTGAGGCACTGCACTGGGCGGTGACTACCGGCGGCTTCAACAGTGAAACAGTACAGGACGTCATGCTGGGAGCGGTGGAACGCCGCTTCGGCAACGATCTTCCGTCGTCTCCAGTGGAGTGGCTGACGGATAATGGTTCATGCTACCGGGCTAATGAAACACGCCAGTTCGCCCGGATGTTGGGACTTGAACCGAAGAACACGGCGGTGCGGAGTCCGGAGAGTAACGGAATAGCAGAGAGCTTCGTGAAAACGATAAAGCGTGACTACATCAGTATCATGCCCAAACCAGACGGGTTAACGGCAGCAAAGAACCTTGCAGAGGCGTTCGAGCATTATAACGAATGGCATCCGCATAGTGCGCTGGGTTATCGCTCGCCACGGGAATATCTGCGGCAGCGGGCTTGTAATGGGTTAAGTGATAACAGATGTCTGGAAATATAGGGGCAAATCCACATACCGAAATGGTACTATTGAGTATTTATCCAGTAGGTTACGATGCCATTCCACCCAACTGGTGAGGCATCAAGGATGTACAGCAAATACGACGAGGCGCAGTTTCACTTGATACTTCCGCATGAACTCCACGCGAAAATTAAACAGCGTGCGAAGATGAATAACAGATCGCTGAACTCAGAGATAATTGCAGCGATTGAGGAATCATTGGATAAACAAAGCTCTGCATCAGTTTACATTGACGATGCAGAGCGTATGGCAGAACAACAATCTGATATGGTTAAGAAAATGGTTTTTGAAACGCTTAAGACCATGTATAGCAATAATAAAAAGGAAACATAGAAATCTAGTTTCCGGCTAAAATGGCATTGCCTTCATGATATCCTGTGAAAAACTAAGGAGAGTTAACCATATGAAAAAATCACTGTTAATTATCCCGCTTCTGCTGGTTGGATGCGCAAAAGTAAGTGACTATCAAGCAAGTTGCGAACAACGCTATCAAAAGCTTAGCGATATGGCTAATTGCCTTGATGCCAGTGTGAAGAACGACTCACGCATGGCATCAGCACCAACACCTAAGCTGTATGTCCTTGCTGCAAAGATGCTCGGGCAAGGTGTCGATGAAGGCAAGACTTGAGCTTCAGAATCTTTATGTTCAATTACAAAGCCAAGAACAAGCCCAACAAATAGCACAAAGCCAAGCATTCCAGCAGGCTTTATTGAATTACCAGGCTGTAAACACAATGCAAGCGATCGAGCAAAAAGCGCGCCAGCCTGTTATAACTCAACCTTACCCAACACGCGTTGACACATATACAAACTGCAATTCAGGATTTGGAAACACGGTAACATGCAACAGTAGCAGTAATATCAGGTAGTTATATCTTATCTTTTATTGCTGTTCTGCTGTAATTTGGCTTGAAAGTATAGGGCGTATCGCATTTGCAGCATTATTTAGCGCTCTTTCATAAGCTGGCGTTCCAGTTTTAGTGTTTGCCAGACGTAAGAGAGCATTCCTTGCTGCTTTGGACTCATACAAGCGCATCATTGCACCAAAACCAGCCTCAAGCCCCATTGATACGCCAAGGGTCGCAGTTGCGCCAATCGTCCTTATCCTGTTGGCTTGCGATTGCCCCGTCTGAGTTACTACATTTGCGGTGTCTGACCTTGCTGTTTGCTGTAGAACTTCATGAAGAGCATCAAGCTCTTTCATGTGCTTTCCAGAAAAAATAGTGTTGTAAATTTCACCGCCTGACTGAGATTTCAGCTTATTAACTTCAGTGATGAACTTGGCTGGAGAGTCCCCGGCCTTTTCCGCTATTTTGCTGACGTAAGCTGCACGCATAGCATCTTTCCCCTTATCATCCAGTGCGCTCCAGATTCGTTTCACGTCAGATGGTTTTCTGCTTAATACAACGGTATTTATAAGTTCAGGACTGGCTTCACTGCTTGCCTTGTTGAGCTTGTTAGCAATGTTTTTATTAAGCACCTTATTATAAACGTTTGCATAATCGGAATTTGCTTTAAGGTATTTTGCTGCGTCTGATGCACCGAGGTTTTTAGCAACTGCGTTACGAAGGTCTTTTGACATTGCATTCTCTACCATATTGGTAGCTGCTTTTGCCTGGTTGGGGAAGACCATAGCATCTCCCTGAACATTAGATCTAAATGCTGTTCTGTGCTGACGCAAGAGATCAAACGTAACATCCAAATCAGTTGCAGGGTTTGCTAATTCTTCACGTAGGTTACGCAAGGATGTAAGCAGGCTTTGATTGGCAGACGTCCCAAGCCGTTCCTGTCTTGCGATCGCTGTATTCAGAGCATTCATGGTATTTGTGGTATCAACTGCGGCATTACCCATTTTATTGGTGACGTCATTGATAACAGCGCCAGCGGCATCCTTCCGCCCCCTTAACGTGGTGGTCAGAGATTTCACCACATCATCAGGGTTGTACTCACCAAAACGGTCAAAATAATTACTTACCAGCTTACTACGCGTTGCATATTGCTCCGCTCGCTTTGAGCCTGTCCCGAGCAAAGCCCCCTCGGCATCCTGAGTAAGGCCGCGAGTGAAAGCATTTTTCGGCGGGATAACATCAGATGTCATTGGTGTCACGCCCATCGATTCTGATGTGGCAATTTTCTTCGCCACTTCTGGCGCAATATCACCTTTTATAGCCGTTATTCCACGCCCTATTCCCTTTGCTGCTGCGGAAAGAACACCCTGAGCGGCAAGGTTAACTCCGGCATTTTTAGCTGCATTTTGTGCGAAATCGCCTTTCTGATTTGCGGCCTCTGCCAGTGATCCAATAGCCATGCTTCCTGCCGTTCCAACTCCTGGAACTAAATACCCACCAATTGTTTCACCGGCTTGCGCGTAGGTGTCTGTCGGTCTGTCTACTGGACGATAAACATCATCCAAAACCTTGGGTCCACCAAGCCCCTGACTGATTGCATTAATCAGACTTGCGCCGCCCTGCAATACGTCAAATGGTATGTTTACCAGACCACGACCAGCCTGCTCTGCAATTTGCCCTGCACTTTGCCCGCCTGTGAGCCAATCGCCAGCTTGTTGCATCAATGATGGTTCTTCACGTGCTGGTTCATTATTGGCCTGATTAACTGTTTGTTGCTGAACAGCCTGACCAGCAAAATACTCATCAATGGCGGTGCCAATATCTTCCATGCTCGTACCATCAGGGAAGGTAAATGTCTTACCGTTTGCAGTTACTTTCATCATTCCACCGTAAATTGAATGCCTGATTTTGAGGTATATGATCCGGATTGACTCTGCTGCTGTTGGGTATTTGCCGGTTGTTGGCTATTGCTCTGTTGTTGACTATTTGCAGCACTTGAAACCACCAAAGCATCATAAACGCGACCAGACTGACCACGTAATGAGTTATATTGGCCCTGCATTTTTCGCATTTTTGTTTCAGTAGCAGCCTTGGAATCACCGGGCTGAGGCAGGTACATTTTGGAATACTCCTGCATCTCTGGCAGAGTAATTGCTGCACCTGTTTCTGGGCGCAAAATTGCATACAAGGCGTCTCTCGCATTTACCATATATTGCTGCTCCGCTGGTGATAGGCTTAAATTTGCAATAGTCCCATCACCAAGAGAGCGATTTATTAATGCAACTCGCTTAGGGTCAATGCTTTTACTAAGCTGATTCATTGAGTCCATTGAATCTTTTAATCGCAAAGCAAATCCTGCCGCCTTCTTGGAACCCTCATTAGCCTTATCTATGATGCTTTGCGCTTGTGGCAAGCTAATTGGTTTAATGCCATCACCAGATATAGGTTGGTTTAGTTTTCCGGCTTCCTCGCTGCCATCGGTGTAATACTTAGTTACCGAGCCATCAGGATTGGTTTCAACCTTAAGTAATTTCTTAGCATTGGGATTAATTCCCGCCGCTGCCGCAAATGCCGCTGCACCATCTGGATCCGCCTTTAACATTTGCGCGTACTGATTGTAATTCTGCATTGCGGCTGTTGGTGCATATGCTGACGTTAACGCATTTGCTCGGCTAATATCCTGCCCTCTCGCCTGAAGTGCTTCTCCAGCCTGATTGCTGCGGATTGTCTCTGCCAGTCTGCCTCGGTCAATCTCACGACCAGCCATCTTGTCCTGAACATTGAAGTAATCAATCGGACCAAGAGCAGCCATTCCAAGGTGATCAACAAACTCACCAAATCCTGAAGGGTTCTGCTGATACATCTGAGCAACGCTGTTAGGGTCAACACCGACGCGAGTCAGTTCCTTGGCGTTGTTTTGCAGCCATGATTGCATTGCTTCTGGAGACGATGACGCAAGGCGTGCGCCAGCCGCTAAGGTGCCGATAGAATTACGCTGATCTTCATCAATGAATCCCATGCCTTTACGAACGGATTCAATCTGGTCTGGATATTGAGTAGCCAACTGACGCAAAGCACCGCGATCACCAGACGCATAAGCATTAGCGTATGCCTGCTGAAATTCTTTCTGCCGCTGAGCCTGCTTTTCCTGCTGAAACACCCCCGCAATACCTGAAAGGCCTTGCAAAGCAGTCAGCCCAACATTGTTAGCGCCTGAACGCTCAATATCATTGTTCTGCCTGATAAGCTGAAGCGTATTGCCGATGTCATTTACGCTCGGAGCGTTTGAGTTGACGCCGCCGATACCAGCCAACAATCCGCCATTTGATCCTTGCCAAGTAGCCATGATTACCCCTTAAAACAACGAACCAAGCAATCCGATACCAGCACCAATGCCAGCGCCCCAAGGTGTTGATGTTCCCAAAAGGCTGGCAAGACCTGCACCGGCAATCGCACCAGACGTTCCGCCACTAATTGCAGTCTGAAGACTTGATGGTTTATTGGCATTAGGCTGTGTCCCTTAATTACGTAAGCGTTGATAAAAGAGTCGGATGCAGCCCAGTTTCACCATCGCCAGGTAATTTCTCGCCGTTTTGTCGTAACGCGTGGCGATGCGGCGATATTCTTTCAGCCGCCCAAAGCACCGTTCAACGACATTACGATTGCAGTACGCATCACGATCAAGCTGTGCACGTCCATCCGATGCCATTTTCTCATTTGACTTTCGGGGGATTACTGCCTTTATACCGTTATTTTTCAGCTCGTTGCGCAATGCGCACCCTGAATACGCTTTATCAGCCAGTACCGCATGTCCACGGCGTTTCATGCTGCCGTTCTGACGCTGAACGCCAATCCCGTCCAGAAGTCGTTGCGCGAACTGGCTTTCATGAGCTTGTCCGGGGCTTAGCACGATATTTAACGGGAGGCCACTTCCGTCTGTTGCCAGATGGATTTTGGTGCCAAAACCGCCGCGAGAGCGACCCAGCCCATTATCTCCGTCGATATCGGGATGTTTTTTTGAGCACCGGCGGCACATTTCAGCGCCCGGATATTACTGCCATCCAGCGCGGTGGCAGACCAGTCAATAAAGCCGTTTGCATCAAGTAGCGAAAGCAACCTGTTGAAAATAATATTAATCACGCCTGACTTTGACCATCGGTTAAAGCGGTTATAAACAGTTTTCCATGACCCATATCGTTCGGGTAAATCGCGCCATGGTGCACCGGAACATAACACCCAGAACATGCCATTGATGATTTTACGGTGCTCAGCCCATGGGCGTCCGGCCCGTGGTGTGGCGGGTTCAGGAGGTAACAGGGGCTTGATGATGGTCCATGCCTCATCGGGAAGGTCGTAGCGAGCCATAGTTCAATATGTTGTGTAAACAGACAGTTACTATAGCTCAGATGATTAAGGGACACAGCCTAGCAGCGGCAAGAGCTGCGCTTTGCTGTGCAATGCTGCTCATGTTGTTGGCGTACGTCTGCCCGGCGTTTGCCTGACCTTGAAGTGCACCAAGCCCAACGTTTGCCAGATTGTTGTAATTGCTCATCTGGTTTGATAACCAAGACTGACCGAGAGTAGGCGCGATCGTAGCCAGTTGATTGCTTGTGGCTGTCGAACCAAGTCCACCCGTCGCCTCCGCAGCAGCAAGACTCTGGTAACGAGCCTGACCTGCAAGGTCTTTATACTGCTGAGAGTTGTAATACTGATTAAGTGCCTGCCCCTGACCTTCTAAACTGGAAAGGTTCTGAAGCTGGTTAACATACTGCTCCGCAAGAGGCGTGAACGGAGCAAGGTTTTTCATGATCGTCTGCCACTGCTGATTTTGCAGGTCTGCGGCATACTTCTGAGCTTCTGCTGCATACTTTGCGCTTTTATCGGAGCCACCTTTCCCGCCTTTTTCAGGGCAATAAGGTTCCTCGCCGCGCAGTTTTCTGCCCAGCTTAAATGCATATAACATAGCTATCTCCCGTGATTCAGGAAGTCGATTAGTTCTTCGCGTGTGGCGCTGTAAAACGTCACGTCATCCACGCCTTTAAAGTATTTCTTGATGGTTCCGACACGCTTAAGGCCAATCATTGCGCAGTACATCTGCCCGTGGCGGAATTTGCGTGCAGCGAACGATGTGACACACTGAACGGTGGTGTTAGTCAGAATGTATCGCCAGAACGCCAGCCCGATTTCCTTGCTGAAGCCGCGAATCTCTGGCAGGTACATGGCGTGGCAATCGAATGTCAGCGGCTGAATCTCCTGATAGTAAACAATGCCGCCGAACTGCCCATGCACGTTAACCTCAAAGTAACGGCATTCAGGCTTGTAGTCGTATCCATCGCCGTTGTTGCTCCCGGCGATAATGTCAGGGTGATTTCCTACTGCTTCGATCAGGTCGATGTTTCGCGTTGGTTTGAACTGAATCATCACTGCTCCGCGATTATCTTGATGGTTGTGGCAGTAAACGCCGCACCATTTGACTGAATGGTTAACGTGCTGCCATTTGTGACAAGAAAGCCGTCTTTATCCACGCTGAAGAACGTAGCTAACAAGATGTTATCGGTTGTTGTCGCCGCATTACGACTGCTGACCAACGTGTCAGGAACAGAGCCGGAAAAGGTTAGCTGCATTGACCTGTTTGCGGTTCCACTGGGCCACGTCCCGACAATCGACAACTTGAAGAACAAGGTTTTGTTCTCGTTGAACACAACCATCTTGTTGTTAACGGTGTCGAAGAATGGTGCCAACGAGCCGGATGACGGCGTGAGCGTTTTCAGCAGGCTAACAAGGTTAGTCGGCGCTGTCGGGATGGTTACAGATACGCCAGAGTAAACAACCTCTGACTTCTTGCGAGTAGTGGCATACTCCAGAGCATCGATGCGCGTTTCATGGTCTGAAAGCGTGTTTTGAATGGCGACAACTTCATCAGTCAGATAATCAATATCGTTTTCTGCTGTCGTTAATCGCGAATCAAGGCCGACTATCGCTGCTTCTGCGTTAGTGATCCTTGTTTCGTGGTCCTGTATCTTCGCTTCAGCTGATGCCAGTCGAATTTCGTGATCAACCAGAATCACATCCTGCTCATCGTTCCTTACCTGCGCGTCATAAGCGCCCTGTCCGGACTCGTTGGCCTTATTCACCACGTTACCAACATCAGTACCCTGTGCGATAACGTAAAGCAGATACGACTGCGAGAAGATATTGCGTGGAAGGATTGATGTATCGAGCCGCGTCGCCTGAACAATAACAGGTGTATTGAGATTCGAATCCGCCATTACTCAATCCTTATCTGAGTGCCAGACAGAGTGACAGGTGACTTCGTGATAATGCGCAATTTGAAGCCGACATTTTTCCTGATGCGCCCTACTCGCTTCCACAAAACGCGTTTGTCGTAAACGAACGGTTCATTCTGCTCAATCATCTGCTCACGTCCGTAATTGATGCCGTCAGTGGTTGCAGAGAGGAACAGGCGGTCGGCGTACTGAGCTACGCCAGTGGATGATTCCACCTCCAGATCGAAGCATCTGGCGTTATCCGCTTTGAACAACGGAGTAAACAGCAGGTGTTCCTGCTGCTTGTCGTACTGGCTGCTGATATCGAACTGCAGTTTCCCGGTCACGGATTCCAGCTTATCGCCGCACGTTATCTGATTGCCTTCGTAAATGAAGTCGATAGCGCGGTACACATCGTCATACAGGCCTGTTTTCAGCACACACCATTGCGGACCATTGGCGCTTGAAGATGCATCGTACACAAGGACGTGACGCGGAAGATGGATAATCAGCAACTCATGCGCATCAAATCGCAGAGACTCCATCACACCATCAGCCAGTTCATCAGCAGTGTAGGAGCGAAGTATTTTCTCAATGCTCGCGCTGGCGATTGGTGATACCTGACCGGAACCGATGATGTACACAGACGGCGCACCCGTTGCCGGGTTGCTGATGAAAGCATAGGAATCAGCAAACGGCGTTTTGCAGTAAGTCCCGGCGATGCCTTTTTGCACCATCAATGATGGCTGGGCGACATACAAAGCAGCACCAACGGTGGTTGCACCAGTCAGGGAGAAATATTCAATCGTCGATGAACCAAAGCAGACGATGAAGTCTCGCCATGTCCCTATGCCGATGATGCCATCAGGCTGAGATTCTGCGCGATATTGTGCGCTGTATCGGTCAGGATGTGATTCGTCTTCAAGGTCAGTGATAAACCATGAATCAGTACCGTCTTTTGACCACGCATAACGCCCACGTAAGCGCGTAATGTCACGAACCGAACCTAGCTCATACTGAGTGAATCCGCTATCTGTAGGCCAGTTTGAGACGGTTTTAATCGTGCCATCATAGCGATACTCGACCAGTTGACCATTAACACCTATCGCCTGAGATGTACGACCATGCGCCATTGATACGCGACCACTTCCGGCGACGTCACCGACTTCACTTTCTCCTTTGTACAGCTTGCCACCACACACACGATAAACAGCATTCTGCGCCATGTTGTACTCGACGCCGCGAGATACACCGTTCACATCAGAGCGTTTGGCAATGCCAGGGAATGAGCGAAGATATCCGCTGCTGTTCAGGATTTCTTTGGGTGTAGCCAGCATATTCACTGGCAGATAGTCGATATAGTCGGCGTTTCGAAAGTCTTTGCCGACACCTTTCATAAGCGGAAGTTGCTGAATAGGCATTTATTCACCTATGAATTTGGGATATCGCCATCAATCAGAGGGAGATCGCCTGGATAATATCGGTCAGATGTGAACACGTCATATTTATTACCCTGTCCTACAGGAAAATCTCCACGTCGTCGCATTGAAGGAACAACCAGAGTGTCGGTCATCAAGGCATCATATGAGCGTTGGGCGTTACTGAGAACTTGCGGAGTTGGCTCAAGGCTGTAATCAGATAGCATTCTCAGCAATAACTGATAGCCTACTGCGTGTTTGTATTTTCTTGGAAGACCTGACTCATCATCTGGTAATGGCTGCTCATCTCCAGTTGCGAAAGCGTAACCAATGTCGCCGGGGTTAATCATCCACTCGGACATCATATCTTCCAGATCATTTACACCATCTTCAATTGATTGCGGCTCAACATCAGTCAGCGATGCATTAGAAGCAATAGCAAACTTACGAAGCGCAAAAAGGACGATCTCACCCTTTGTCAGTACTGTTGCCATTGTCTGCCGCCTTACGACCTCGCTTACTGGTCGGTTTCAATTCATCAACTGAGGCAACAAAGCCCAACTTTTCGAAAAACTGGAAGTCTTTTTCTGCGATAACGGCCTGTACATGCCCGGATTCGTTATCTGCGGCAAGGAATACACTCATGCGATCCATATTGTTTCCTTAAAACATAAAAGGGGCGTAAGCCCCTTGTTATTACGGATTACCGAAGAACTGACCGCCCATGTGAGGGTTAAAGCACACATATGCAGGCAGTAAGTCAAAGCGCATTTTTTGCACGTTGGCATCGCCATCTGCGTATTTATGTACGCGGATGGAGAAACCTTCATATGTTGCAACAGCAGAATCAATACTGTGCAGTTTCGGCAGTGGGATAGAGCCAAGTCCACAGAAGAACTTGTTATAGAACAGGTTTGGCTTCATTGTCTGGCTAGCAGTGCCTACTACAGATACGGCATCGTTTGCCGCTACCTGACGACTTACAGAGTTGTACTGCGGGTTTGTAGTGTCATAAATCGGAACACCAGAAAGCGTAACCGTCACATTGCCACTGCTGTCTGAATTAGCATCAGCAGTAACCGTTGCAGTGAAGCTAATTGGTGTGGCTCCGTTATACAACGCCTGTTTGGTCTGCTGTTGCAGCCAGTAGGTATTGGTGAATTTAACCTGATCACCAGCTTTCAGAAAACCTGTAACGCTGGCTGTCGCTCCGGTCAATGTTACAGTGAACTGGTATGAGTCTTTAACTGCGTTATAGGTAACAGTTGGCTGTGTTTTGACTGTCAGTGTTCCGCCAAATGCCCCCTGCGTACGAGAGGCAAGCCCATTAGACATCAGTGCGCGAATGCCGCCAAAATTGGTTGGGATCTGTGCATTCTCCCATGCAGTACGAACCAATTGATCTGAAGCGTGCAAACCAGTCTGCGCATCAGCAAGTCGCTGTGCAGACCATGGATCCATTACAGCATAGTTTTCACCTTCATTAACGCCGAGGTCTTTCAGGAAAGATGCCGTCTGCGCAACATCAGACCATTTGGTGATTGGAGTATTGGGGCTACCAAGTGACAACGCACCGTTATTCATCATGAAGTGAGCAAGCTCTGTTTCAAGGTCGGTAACGATTCGCTGGCGAACCGGCGCGAGAATTTCTTCCAGTTGGTTAAGCTTGATCGCTTCCTCCAGTTGCTGATATTCAACAACAACAGTGATGTAGGCTGTGTCCCTTAATCATCTGAGCTATAGTAACTGTCTGTTTACACAACATATTGAACTATGGCTCGCTACGACCTTCCCGATGAGGCATGGACCATCATCAAGCCCCTGTTACCTCCTGAACCCGCCACACCACGGGCCGGACGCCCATGGGCTGAGCACCGTAAAATCATCAATGGCATGTTCTGGGTGTTATGTTCCGGTGCACCATGGCGCGATTTACCCGAACGATATGGGTCATGGAAAACTGTTTATAACCGCTTTAACCGATGGTCAAAGTCAGGCGTGATTAATATTATTTTCAACAGGTTGCTTTCGCTACTTGATGCAAACGGCTTTATTGACTGGTCTGCCACCGCGCTGGATGGCAGTAATATCCGGGCGCTGAAATGTGCCGCCGGTGCTCAAAAAAACATCCCGATATCGACGGAGATAATGGGCTGGGTCGCTCTCGCGGCGGTTTTGGCACCAAAATCCATCTGGCAACAGACGGAAGTGGCCTCCCGTTAAATATCGTGCTAAGCCCCGGACAAGCTCATGAAAGCCAGTTCGCGCAACGACTTCTGGACGGGATTGGCGTTCAGCGTCAGAACGGCAGCATGAAACGCCGTGGACATGCGGTACTGGCTGATAAAGCGTATTCAGGGCGCGCATTGCGCAACGAGCTGAAAAATAACGGTATAAAGGCAGTAATCCCCCGAAAGTCAAATGAGAAAATGGCATCGGATGGACGTGCACAGCTTGATCGTGATGCGTACCGCAATCGTAATGTCGTTGAACGGTGCTTTGGGCGGCTGAAAGAATATCGCCGCATCGCCACGCGTTACGACAAAACGGCGAGAAATTACCTGGCGATGGTGAAACTGGGCTGCATCCGACTCTTTTATCAACGCTTACGTAATTAAGGGACACAGCCTAGATGCCGCTATCAGATCCTCCACTTTGAAAGCGAAGCTTATACATATCTTTTACATCAGCAATCTATTGTTAATCTCCAATCAATGTTACGTTGTCATCTCACTCATGCTTTGGAGGTAGTGATATGTCTTGTCCAAAATGCGGTTCTGGAAATATTGCAAAAGAAAAAACAATGCGTGAATGGTCTGGTGATTATGTGTGCTGCGATTGCGGATACAACGACTCTAAAGACGCATTTGGAGAGCTTGGTAAAAACGAGTTTGTCAAAATTAATAAAGAACGCGAAGGCAACGAAAAAAGCTAATTTATTTATTCATATATGAAAACAATGTAACCAATATTCGAATTGAAGAACTGAAAGAACACCAAGCCGCCTGATGGCGGTTTTTTTATTTGGGGTAGTAGATGGCTGCAATTCACATTGTATCAATAACATGCAATGCAATTCAGATAGTTGCTTGCATTATCTTTGTTTTCTCAATCCTTCGCTCCCGACGATATTCTCCAGCAATTAACCGACATCCTGCACAGGTTGAAGCCGTCAGGATGGCTATAGAGTTACGAAATGAGATGAGTAAGGCATTACTGGAGATGGGGAAACCATTCACTGACAAACATTAAGAGTGTAAATAAAGAAATCACACCGCCTCACACTCGATGAGGTATTTTCATTTATCAAGATATCCAGACCTACCATCGCCGCATCAATGCGGTTTTTTTATTACCTGATTTGCAGGTTCGATTCCATATTCGGAGATAGCACTCATGCAACACGAACTACAACCTGATTCACTGGTTGATTTGAAATTCATCATGGCTGATACTGGCTTTGGTAAAACCTTCATCTATGACCGGATTAAGTCCGGCGACCTGCCAAAAGCCAAAGTTATCCACGGGCGAGCAAGATGGTTATATCGTGACCATTGTGAATTCAAAAATAAGCTCTTAAGCCGCGCCAATGGGTAA